GGAAATCTAAGAAGAATACAAGACCAGAAGGTAAGTTCATTGGTTGAACGCTAACGAATTCTTTCGCTGCGATAGCACCAAATACCTTACGTACTAATGGTAATGCGATTCCAGCCCAGTTTTCACCTGATGTACCAGGATTGAATGTAGCTGAAGTACCTGTTGAGGTAGCTTCAATTACTAATTGCTTTGCTTGGTTTTCCAACATCAAAGCCATGTTGTTTTTGTTTACGTCTTCTCCTAAACCTTCCAAAAGGCCGGTTTTGTTCCATTTGTTTGCTAATCTAGCAGCGTCACCTTGTAGTGACTTCCATGGATTTGCGGACTCGACTAATGATTGAATTGTGTTCATTTTTTTAAATCGGTTTTTGTTTTTATTAATTTTATTTTCTTAAACCAGCTAATCTTTGCATACGAGCAAATGCATCGTTTACTTCAATAATTGGTTGTTTTGCTTGAGCAGGAGCAATACTTCTAGAAGCTGATCCTAGTGATTCTTTAATTGGTGATTTCTTTGCTGTTGCAAATGATTCAGTCAATGTTTCGAATACTAATTTAACTTCTTTTACAGTCTCTGCTTTGTCAAACGTGTTTAAAACCTTTACTTTTTCTGATTCGGTAAGATTCTTTGCTTTGAAGATTTTGTTTGTGTAAAGTAACTTAGCGTTTAATAGATTAACTTCATTAAGTTCGTTTCTTAACTCATTGATAGTTTCTTCCATTTCAGTAGTGTCATCAGCTGTTTCTGTTACACCTGTTCCACCACCTGTTCCTTTAGGTGATAAAGCACCGCCTATTGTTTCAAGTTTATCACTAATTTCTTTAGCTTTTTTATTTTTACTATTTTTTAGAGCTGAGTGTAGATTTGATAAAGCAAATGAACCTCCTAACATTGCAGCTAAACCTTTAGCATAATCTAAAGCGTCAATATACATTGTTGGATCTTCCATTTCATTTATTTTATCTTCGTCTTTTTCTTCACCTAAAAGTTCATTTAGAAGTTCTTCTAATTCAACATCATCATCATCATCAATTTCAACATCTTCTTCACCATCTAGGTCTTCAATGTCTTCTAAGTCTTCTTCTTCTTCACCTTCTCCAGGCATAAGCTTACCAGTTTCGATCATGTCATCAATAACTTTCATTACTAATTCTTCAATTTCTTCATCAGACATTTCTTCAAGCATTAGATCTTCATCTATACCTTTCATTGTGTCATCTGATATTGCTTCATCAGTTGTGTCAGTTTCTGATAACTCAGCTAGGATTTCTTCTAGATTAAAATCTTCTTCTAATCCTTCTTCTTCCACGCCGTAGTTTTCGTTTAGCTTCTCATCTTCTGCATCTTCCTCGTTTAATCTTTCAGCAAACATAGCTGTAAGTTGTGGAGTGAACGCTTCTTCAAGAGCGGCTTTTGCATTCGCGATAGCGGTTTCCTTAATGGTCTTAGCCTCAGCGATTGCTTCTTTGAGCATTTCTCTGTTCATTTTTTGTCCTCAATTAAATTGTTTTGGAAATACGTTTATTAAGAAACGTAATAGATTTTTTATTAATAGATGCTACATATAGATTCAGGGGTAGCATATTTGAGCATACATATATATAGATCTATGTAAAGTCACTTTTTTATAAAAAGAAATGCCTCTTTTTCGAGAGGCATCAGTCCTAAAATACTATTCTAGGAGAAGTTAAAATATTGGACATGTTCCATTAGCGCAAAGTATTTCAGTGATAATAGAATTTGTTTTAGTGTATTTGTTATATTGATTATTTTTAGATTCGTTCATTATACCTACTTCTTTCATGTATGATCCAGGATTGGAAGGTGTAGAAACAAAATCCCAACATAATAGTTCAAAATCGTCTTGTACTTCCATCAATTCACCCATTTGTTTTAATGAACCCATACCACGAGATGATACACCTACTGGTATTTTATTAGCAAATAACGCTGATAATATGTTTCCTGATGGTGTAGGTAGTATTTCAATAGCTCCCATCACATGGTCTCCGTCCCACCAAATCTTTTTAATATTATGTGATACGTTTTTTAAGTTAATAATAGATGAGTCTGGGTGGTCTAATTCACCTAACGCTCTGTTAGCGTTAACATTTTCCATATATTTGTCTATTTCACGCTCCCACAATTCTTTTGAGTAGTAACGACCATTACCATTTTTAACTTCACAAGTAGCTAAAATACCTTTAACAAGTGGATTACCTGTAGGTACAGTACCTTCAACTAATTTTAAAGGTTCAGCTGTGAAGTATTGGGTTTCTATTAATACTTGTTTCATATTAGTGGTCTAAATCATTATCTTCTAGTGCTTTCTTCCAATCTTTATTTAGATCAAGTAATGCTTTTTTTCTTAATTCAACAGCATCTCCAAGACCAACTGTGTCTCCATTTTCTAATTTTGCTGATGGGAGTGGATCACCTCCTCCTAAACTTAAATTTACAATTGCAGATTCAACTTCTTTACCTTTGCTGTTTTTATAAACAATAACATCACCTACAGCTGCTTCCATAGCTTTATCTTTAGATACTTCATCTAATACTTCTTTAATTAAAAGTTGAATTTGAGAGCGTAATACTGATTCTTTTAAATCTTTAGATTTTGGTATATCACCATAGCCTGATGATTTGAATTTACCTTTAGGTTCTTTTGGAGTACCTAATCCAGGTGCTTCAGTTGTATATCCTACTCCTTTAATTCCAAACTGTCCGTCTTTAACATAATAGTTAATATCTTTAGCTAAATTTTTAGCGACAATTTCTCTTAATTCTTCAACATGTTTATCAGCATTTTTAGGATCTTTTAATTCAGTGTAGTATCCTTTTAAGAATTCTTGACCAAATAAGTTATCATAATTCTTTTCATCCTTATAATCAAAATTATTCTTTTGGTTATCTAATACTTCTTTAGATGGGTCTTCTTTTTCTTTAGCTTCTGTTAATTTTGAAATATATAGATCATATTTTTTACTTAGATACCTAGGTCGTAATTTATACTCATCTGCTATTTTTTTGATAGCTTCTTCTTTAGATACTCCAGATTGGATTAATTTTTCTACTTTATGAGCTGCTTCTTTGTCTTCTTCAGCTTCAGCAGCGTAATTACGACCTCCTCCTAAAACACCTCCCATTTGAGCGGTATTATGTATATTCTCATTAAAGATAGCATGCCAATCTTGTTTTTTACCAGATGTAACTAATCCACCAATATTTTCACTAATAATACTTCTATTTTTAAGAATCTTAACTGTATCTTCAAATGTATTAACAGGTGATAACATGTCTGGGAATAAACGATAAGCAGATTTTAAAAATACTGCTTTGTTACCTTTACCTTCTTTAATAAGGTTATATTGTGTTTGAAGTGTTTGTTCCATGTTTATTTTTTAAATAATTTTATCAAATTGTCTACTAACGAAACTGCTAAGTCAGTTCCATATACTGCTCTATATTGAGGATTTTGTTTGTATGATGCTATTGTTTCTTTTTTAGCGTCTCTAATTAATGTTATAAGTTCTTTTAGTTTACCTGATAGTAAATTAAAATCACCTAAACGTCCTGCTATATATTCTTTTAGTTTTTCATCGTCAGTTGGTAATGAAGCTATAAATGATTCAACATCAAATTCAGGTGTTGTTTCTTCTCCTTCATTCCATAATTGTTTTTTATCAAAACTTTTAGGTTTTGTTGTTTTAACTGGTTTGAATCCTAATTTATAATAATAGTTTTTAGCTTTTCCAGCTGCTATAGGTGGGGCAGTATTTTCTCCACTAGGACCTGAGGTATAAGAAGAGCCAACTCCTGTAGCGCTTTGTTCTTTTAAGCGTTTAACAATTAGATCTTTTATTTTATCTCGTTTGCTCATTTTGCTGATTCTAATTCTTCTACTAACGCATAGTATTGTAAAAGATTGATTAAATGATCATCATTAACTTTTTCACTCTTAGTTAAACTAGGTAGAATATTTATAACCTCATTTATCTTAATTTGAATAGCTTTATCAGTAACTTTTTTATTTAAAGCACCTAATGTACTTTTAATTTCATTTATTTTAATGTTGTAGAACTCTTTTAATTTTGAGGTACTATCAATACTATTAATAAATTCTTTTAAAGTATTCTTTTGATTTTCATTTAAATCAGCATACTTATCATTAAATTTTTCAAGTAATACTCTATATGTTAATATACGGATATCTTTATCTTGATTTTTAAATTCTTCTAAAATGCTGTTTTTAACTTCTTTCTTGTCAATAGTAGATTGAGTTAAGTATTCTAAAAGTGCTGTTTTATTCTCAATAATTTGAGATGGATTTGATAAGTTTTCACTATTATATACTTCTAATAAAGTAAATAATGAAGCTTGAGCCTTATAATTAGGTAATTTCATTTTAAAGAAATCTTCTAAATTGTAATGATCCTTAATCTCTTTAATAAGATTATACTTTTGTCTTTTAAGAGTTGTACGGTTTAAATGCTTTGAACTTTCAACAAGTGTATTTAAAACCATATTTGCTTTAGCCTCACTAATGTTAGTGTATTTAAAGAAGTTTTCATATAACTTATATTCTTTACCTAATTCAGTTTTAGTAAAGTATTTCTTAAGAATTGTTGTAGCTGGTGAATCTTTTCCTGATAAAGTGTCAGCTGTGATTTGTCTTACTAACAATTCAAAAAGGATTCCAGTATTTTTGTACTTCGAGTGTTTTATATTCACTTTAGCAATAATTTATCTATAAATATATATGAAGTTGTTATTCTCGTATTTGAGATTCATCTAATAGTGAGGAATCATCTTTTTTAAACACGAGTTTTTTATCCATCTGTTCAAGTAATGTTCTATTTTGGAGAGTTTCTAATGCTAATGGTGAACCGCCTTTAAAGTTATTTTTAAGTGATTTATCTTCACCAGTATCATCACCTTTCTTCATACCTTTTCTACCTAATCTATCAGTACCTAGATAATTACCTTGAGTTCCAATAGTGGATGCTTTTTCTTTAGGGCGTCCTAGAGTAAGATCATCACCATATCCATCAGGTACTCCACTGTTATAGCGACCTGAACCATATAATGCTGCTAAGTCATGAGGTGTACCATATGATTTACCTGATTCTAATGGGTCATTACCTTCATTTTCAATTTGCTTCATTCTAAAGATACGTTTTTGGTCTTCAGCTATTAAATCACGATACTCATCAAATTGGTCTTGGCTTAAATGGAATACATTATCATAAATCCAGTCAGTAGGTAGTATTTTAGTTTCCATAATACTACGAGCTAAATCTACTTTTTCTTTCATTAATGCTATTCTTTCTTGATCATAAATGATAGAAGGAGTAGTTAAATCTAATTCAAAGTTTGTTAAGCCTTCATTTCTATATCCTTGAGTATATAAGTGAACTAATGCTATCTTGTTTAATTCAGATAATATAATACGTTGAATACGATCAATTGTACGAGCAAAACGAATATCTTCAGCTGCTAATGTTGCTTTACCGGTTAAGTCTTTTTCATAACCCATAAATGCTTTAGGTACTTTTAAGGCAGCAAATAACTTATCTCTTAAGTATGCTACATCTTCAATACCATTATAATCCATACCTTTAGTAGGTTCAATCTTAGTAGATGAATCATTACCTCTAACTGGTATGTAAAAATCCTCCAACATATTTTGTTGGTTGTATTTTAAGTTGTATTCACCTGTTTGTGGGTCAACTAATGGAGTTTTCTTCATTGTGTTGATAGTCTTCTGCATAAAGTTTTCTACTTCATTTGGAGGAATAGAACCAACATTAATATAGAAAATACGTTTTTCTGGGGCACGGCAAATACGATGGATTAACATTGCATCTTCCATTAAAACATATTGTTTAAACAACTTACGTGCTGGTTCTAAATAAGAGCGACCATAAGGTAAATAGTTCACATCAGTAATTAATCTGAAGTGAGCCATTTCATAGTTGTCAAAATATATTTTATTATCTTGTTTATTATCTGAGTAATTACTTTGTCCTGTTACTCCATAGTATCCGGTTCCACCTGAGAATCCATCAGCACTAAATGCAAATCTTACTTCAGCTGGGTTTTTGCTATCATATCCTTCTTCACGAGAAATGTGATATGCTGTGTATGGTATAACATTATATACACCAAATTTTTCAGCTATTTCTAATTTAAGATAAAAATCTCCATACTTACACATATTACGAGCCCAACTCCATAAGTTAAATTCAAGATTTAATATATCATAAAATAGATTGTATAAAATACGTTGGATATTTTCATCACTAGAACGAATATGGAGCATCTCACCATGCTCATTTTTTAAAGTACACTCATCAGCTATAATATCAAGTGCAGAAGCCACAATAGCGTCTGTATCCATTGATTCATAGTCTGTATAAAGTTGTACTCTTAATGTTTGATAGTTGTAAACATTGTTTACATTGTAAATACCAGCACCTGATGTAGTGTAAATTTTAGTAAATCTATCTACCAATGCGTTAGTTTGTAATGTACCTAACGATTGAATGCGGTCTGTGTCTATTACTCTTAACTCATCACCGCCAACATTGCGGATAACAACATCTGAGGAGAATAAACGTTTTAATTGGTCAAATAATGCCATAATTTTCTGTATATGTTATAAATATTTAGTTATATTAGCCAACTGATATCTTCTACACCTCCCATACCAGTATCCATTTGCCATGGATTTTCATTTATTGGTGAATGTGGGGTTGATATTGATGGACCGGAAATATATGAAACTTTTCCTATACCTCCAAGTGAGGCTCTAGTTAAGTCCATAGCTGATTGATTAAATCTTAAAGCTGTGTCACGTAAAAATAAGCCAAAACCAAAAGCCATCACAAGATCATCATTATAGCCATCTGTCGCTTGTGCTTTACCATTTTTCCAAATAAAGGTTCGTAATTCTTCTAATAGTCGACGTGATTGAATAATACATCCACGTTCTCTCATATATGCTTCTAATTTAGAAACAACAAGTGGGCGAGTTTTTGTTGAGTTGGTGAAACCAGGTACTAAATTATTTTCATTTCTGCTAAGGAAATTATCTTGAGTTATATTAGCTGTGTCTGTTTTAGATGAGTAATATAAATTTTGATAACCTCGTTCTATAACTGTTTGTATTGTATCCCAACCTATATTAGCGTTTTCAATCACTAATAAAGCATTATTATATTCAGTAGATAATGCTACTAACATATGTCCATAATCTCTAGTTCCTACTTGTCCTTTATATTCTGCTACTTGCTTAGCTGTTTCTACATCAATTACATGACAAGCAGAGTAATCTTTTCCATCACCACGTGCAACATCAGCTACAACCATATAATTTCTTGTATAGTCTGGATATTCCCAACGCCATAAATTACCATCAAATCCTCCTTTTGCTACAGGATCAACTTGAAATGTTTGAATATACCAATTTAAAATATCTGGTTCTACTACTGAGTCTCCTGATGTACTAAAATCACAATCACATTCTTGAGCGGCGTTACGTGGTCCTAAAATAGCATCTTGTTCATCTCTCCATTTTTGAGATCGTTCTGGGTGTACTGTCCAAGGTATTTTAATTGATGTAAATCCATTTTTACCTTCTTCACCACCAATAAATGTTCTATGAAACCAGTTACCAGTACCAAATGGTGTAGATATTGCTATACATTGTCCACCTGTAGCTAAGGTTTGTTGAGCAGAAGCAAATATCTAGTAAGTCGTCTGTAAAAGATGATCATTTAGTAGCATTACTTCAATATCAACAATTAGCTGAAGAAATTAAGAAAATCAATGGATAATAAACTTAAAATAAAAGAAGCTTTAAA